GCGGTAGTCGCATCCACCCCCACGAGTAGCTCGTTGTGAGTGCCCTCGGTCAGCATGATCGTGCCCCTGTTGCCCGAAGGCATCCCATCGTCCCTGTCGGGGCCAGTAACGGTCAGTACGGCTGCGTTAGCACCGTTTATATACCTGTACAGTCCTAACCCGCTGGGAAAGTATATGGAGTCACGCCATCTCTGGGTGCCCTTGCCGCCGTGTGGATGGAATGGGAACTCCACCTCTGTCTTAACGAACCGTGCGTTTGCCGCATCGTGTGCCCAGAGTCCAAGCTTGCTGGCAACGTAGATTATAGGTTCACCAGCAGCGTCACGGGCAATGAAGAGTCCTGTGCAATACCCTGCCGGAAGTGGAAGTATGGCATCGGCAATCTCCGTACCGGGAGAGTGTGCATACCATAGCTGTCCTGCATGAGAGATACCCCATAACCTGTTGTCCCACTGGGTCAGGTACTTGGTATCATATGTGTCGTTAGTCCATGCCGCATTGTTGCTTCCATCATAGCTGGGCACGGTGGCATAGCTGTAACCGCTGCCATTGGAATCATAGTGTGCGAGTACAAGGTAGTTTGTCCCGTCATTCTTTGTGAAATTCAGTGAGTCCGTGACCTGATCTGGAACCCCGAAGCTGTCACTTCCGCTCTGGCTGATATAGTTATCCTCGGTTCTGCCGTCCCACCAGTAATCATTCGTATTGTTATAGACATATATCTTCGGGTTCTCACCATCAGATCCGTTCCATACAGCGTATATCTTGTCATCGAACTCGTTGATAGCAGCTATACCAGTTCCTGCGCCAGAAGTAGCAAGGCCGTGACCTATGGTATCCGTCTTGTTGGCAAGGTTACCCAGCACGAGGTGGTTCTTGTAACGTAGCTGGCAGTCAGACCACCATGCACGATTCACATCCCCTGACCCCTCCATGCGGTCTACGCCTATACCACCACGCCAGTCAGACCAAGCTATGATGGAAGTCCGGGTCTGGGAATCCTTGGACGTATCTCCAATGACAACCTTGCCCGGATAGACAGACGCAAGTGCGCTCTGTACGGGGGCTACCAGCGGATAGTAGACATTGTTGAGAAAGATCTCATTGGCCTCGGTTACCTTTGAGGCCATTACTGCACCAATCGAACATCAGTTAATATTGGAAATGCACGACGGGCCTGTTGGGACAAACCCATCCAGAACCCAGCCATGTTGTTCTTGTTGTCCGGGTCTGTGTTGGGGCCGCCGGAAGCTGATGCGAAGGCTAGGGCCGTAGTCCTAGCTATTATGTACTGCTCATCTATCTCTGGGGTAGCTGAGTCTGATGTAAGTAGGGATGGCTTATCGCCACCTACAAGTTTGAGTAAATTATATCTGGCAACCCCGTGGGTATAGTTATCCAGAACTATATCCTGCTCCTGCTTATCTATCTTCCACAGGTTTCGAGGAAGCTTCTCCCAGTGTGCGGAGTCGTTCTTAACCACGCTTATATCGTCCAGCCATACAGTGGTAGTACCTATATCAGCATCGTATTCAAGTCCCACGGATATGATAGCCGTGTCTGTTTCAGGATTGGATAGGGCCACACGACAGAATGTCCATGTATTGGCAGATAGTGCAGGAACACTAAGTGTCTCTATGGGTGATGCACAACTGGCAGTATCATCAAGCAATATCTTCAAGTTACCAGCCGATGTAGCTACCGTACTCTTGGCCCAGAACTCTATATAGTCGTAGCCGGAGATGTCCTTGCTGGTGATCGAGTCCGTGGCTATATCTCCGGCAGATGCTCCCGATGCTATAACAAACTTGCAGCTCTGTGTCCCCTGTTTCCTATCCTTAGTATCAAGTGAGACCGTAATGTCACTGTCTACTGTCTCGTCGAATGCTTCGGCACAGGCATGAAGACGGATAGAATCCACCTTGGATCGGTAGTAGATATTCTGTATCATCGAGAACCCTGAAGGCACATCGTACCGCAGGGTCTTGCCGTCTGAGTGCAGGCCAGTATGGGGAGAACTGGACATATTGGGGTTCTCCGCAGGGTCATAGGCTGCCCCGGTAGCATCCAGTATGGACTGGTTTATCAGGTCGTCTATACGGGCAGGGGGATAGATATCGTCCCACAACTCATAGGTGTCATTGGTAACCGAGGATGATATGGCAGGAGATACAGAGAGGACGGTGCCGCTCGTTGCGTAATCGCTGACACGGGTGACCTGCCCCGCAGTCCCGTCAGCGTCGTTGAAGACGACCCACTTGCCTATATGGTTGTCATCCCCGCCTATCAGGCTGGAATCAACTATGGTTGTGGTGGATCCATTGCCACTGGCAGAAGATACATATATCGCACCTAGGTTATAGCCAACAGATTGTCTTAGCTGCGCCCGTGTGCGTCCTTGGACAATAGCCATTACTATTCTCCATGCTGCCTAGTATTTAGCCTTACGCATGACCTTCTTTTTGGTCTTCTTAGCGTAGGACTGTGCTGCTTTCTTACCCTTAGTTGTGTAAGGGAACTTCTTCTTTCCCACCTTTGGCATCTACTGGCTCCTTGCCGTTAAGGCCTGTGAGTTTCTGCTCAAGCTCGGCGACCCTTGCTTCTCGCTCCTCTAGAGTCCTAGAGAGCGCAGCTAGTCGAACTTCTAGGCTCGTACATAGGTTTACCTTCTGGGTAATTACCATCGATAGATCAGCCTCTGTTACCCTAACCTCTGTATCGGTCATGATACCTCCTTATCGTAGACCATTATAGTAAATCTTGTTGTTGGAACTCCGCTTGCGCTTGGTTGACTTGATCCTTATATCGTCTAGGATCTTGCCGATTTCCTTGCGCTGCGATGGAGTCGGAGCAGGCTTACTGTGCCGCATCCTCACATCGATAAGCCAGCTCTCCATTGCATTGCCAACCATCTCTTCTATCTGTGCCTTGGAAGTCTCGTCATCTACCAGTACCCTGAACTGATTCTTTCGATTGGTGACCTCATCGTGTACCACAAACTGATACTCGTATATTAACCCACCTGTATCAGCATTGCGCCCCACCGGGGTAACCCTATTATGGGTTACTCCCGGTGGAGTCCAGAGTTCTGAGACCATTTAAGCCCTAATATGCAACATACAAGCCTGTTTATCACCCGATACTGAAGGTATTCCTATCGCAACTCCTATGGTTGCTAGGTCAGATTCATCAGAATGGTCTGCTCTTTCTGCCTTACCAGACTCACCACTCTCTTGAGATATAGTTAAAGCGTCACCAACGACACCAACTTGCGCTCCAAGAGCAACAGTAGCTATACCAGAAGTCTGAATCCAACAGTAATAACTTGCTGTTACAGGTATAGTTGTTACGCCGAGTACGCCAGTTCTAAATGTCAGAGTTCCATCGCCATCAACTAAAGCAACAGCGTTATATGGACTCTTAAAAAGTCCCGCAAGTGAGCTTGTGGTCAGAGCGGTTCTAATACCGTCTGGCTCATCAAGGGTAAATATTGCAGTTGCATCGGATGATGCATCGTGAGCAGGATGAGACTTAATCCGATAAACCTCTCCTTCTCCGGGGCCGTCATTAAACATCATGTACCCGTCTGCGTATTCATTTTTCACAAGGTCGCCAGAACCACCTGAAGCCTCAGTTATTTCTAAACTGATAGTAGTATCACCTACTGAATGAGCCGCAGTAGCAGCCTTATCCATATCATGGTCGGCTTCATTAAGAAGTCCATCTACTAGCAACCCTCCCGTTGCAATATCAGCACTGCTATTTAAGGCGTAGTAAAATACCCTGCCGTCCGGGGTAGTTGCCCTTGTGCCCAGCTTCTGTCGCTGGTCAGAAGTCTCTACCTTTTCCATCCCATAAGATAAATTCACCGATAGTGGAAACGCCATTCTAAACCTCCTTAAAGGTCTTTTATTTGAGCAGGCTCAATGTCCTGCGACCAGCCGATATTTATTTTTCTGTACAGCCTCGGCTAATCGTTACAGCTATACAGATCCCTGATGCGTCTTCATATGAACACGCAATCTTGAGAGTGCCCCTGCCTTGGTAAGTGCGGAGACTTCTTCTCCACACTCCTGACAAGGCACTGACTCCTCTGATGTGAACTCCTCACCTGTCTCCGTGACAGGCTCTGCATGGGTGCTGCGAACAGCACACCACTTGCATTCACATCCTTCGCCCGGTGGGTACGGGAGCATACCCAGCCGTGACTTCCTCAAGACGTAATCGGGGTTCCCCGGCACTCCCTTTATGGGAGTACCTACGGGGAACACCTCGTCACCTGATGTATTTAAACCCGGAGTGTGGCGGTACAGGGTGGTCTTGGGCTGCCATTCATCTATGTACTCCCAAGAATACCCCTGTGCTACCAGCTCCGCTCTCTGTCTCTGTCTCTCAACCGTTGTTACCACGCTAGTCCTCCAGTTAGGTGTACACCTAAACTAGCAATCTATAGTTATGTAGTCGTAGACGGTGCCGCTGCATCCATCGTGAGTGCTGCGCCACGGCTGTCATCAAGCTCGAACACACCATAGTCAGCGGTCATTACCAGCTCAGTTGCCCTGAGAGAGGCATCACGCTGTCGCTCCGTGCGGGTGTCTACTGACTTGAGTACTGCAAGTGCTGACTTATCAGCTATAACGCCAATAGCGTCATCACTGCTATCTACTGACAAATTCCCATCCTCGAAAATGGGCACACCATTGAGAGGTCTTAGCCCACTAAAGAATTCCCCTAGTAAGTCCTCACTCCATCCCTTCGGAACCGGGTATGTTTGAGATGCCGTTACTGCCGTGTTGGCAATATCGAACACCGCATTCGGGTGCTGGAGTATATATAGCTGGGTGCCAAACTTATTTGCCTTGGCATAAGCTATCGCCGCTGCCACGTTAGCAAGTTTCATGGTGGTTCCAGCAGTACCAAGAGTGGTGCCACCATTTAAGCCTGAGTACAACGAGTGTACATCAGTATCTTTTTTACGGGCCATGCCGTCACCAAGCTGCCTGCCCACTATGGAGAAGACATTGTCGGCACTTTGCCTGACCAGCTTGTCTGTCAGGATTACCTTGGCCCCGACCTCTGATGCCGTCAGGTCTACCGTGGTCATACCAATCTCTTCCTCATCGACAATGTCTTGCCCGTCGGTAAGATCGGATATGGTCATCTGTCCTACTTTCGGAACGGTGACCTGTTTCGATCCCTTCGGAAGACTGAATGATTCTATAAGGGCCATAGCTGGCGCATTATGTTCTTCTGTATATCGTGCGCTGGCGATAATTATTCTCTGGGCACTTTCAAGATTACCCGTTGTTGCTGTTTGCGCCATATCAAGACCTCCTTAGTCTTAACTTAGACCTGCTGCTTTTCTTGCCGCCGCCTGCGCTTGAGGCGACGTATCCCCTGCATTATACCTGTCTAACCAACTAGCGTCACTAGCTGCTACTTGAGGCTCCCCCTGAGAGTTATCGAACTGCTGGGGTGGAACCTGTGCTTTTCGTAGCTGATCAAGTTCAGCTCTCATCTTACGATCCTCAGACATTCTCTTGGCTAATTCTTCCATGACTTCAGGGGTTTCTGCCTGCCTTAACGCAGGAAGGTCAGCCATACCAAGATCATACTTCTGGGCGAAATGCTCTGAGGCATTTACCTTTCCCAAGATATGCTGACCGTACTCGTCAGCCTTCTGCATTAGTCCCTGTTGTGCCTGACGGCTCTGTATGTACTGCTGCGCTCCCTGCTGCGCCTGATCCTCGGAGTACCCCTGCTGCTCTAGCTGCTGCTGGTACTTCCGTGTCTCCTCGTGTATCGCAGCCTTGCGCTTTATTTCCTCGTACTCGACAGCCTGTCTCTGCATCGCCTGCAACTGTTCTTGGGTAGGCTGTGGAACTTGCGGTGCCTCTGCCTGTGGGGTCTCAGTCTTCGTATCTTCGGGCTTTACTTCTGCAACAGGCTGCGGAGTCTGGGGTTCAGCAGGCGTACTGACAGCGGGTTCTTCTACAGGGGTAGTTATATCCACTTCGGGAGCATTGTTTAACCTATCTATCTCCTCCAGTATCGAGGGCTGCGATTCATCCGCAGCCTCTACTGGAGCCTCTGCTGGAGCTGCGTTATCAGCCCCGGTCTCCTGTACCTGCACCTGTTCCTGTGTCTGTTCCTGATTCTGCGTAACCATCTTTACCTCCGTTTATAAATATGGGTTCTTACGATAACTCGACGGCAGCTTCCCGTAAAGCTCATAGTAGTATCTTCCATTCTCCTGCAAGTACGGGGTATTGCCAAACCATTTTATTAAAAGCTTGTCCAGTGCAGGGTTCCGCATCACGGTCTTGAACCTGTGAGCCTTCCTGACAACATCCATATTCTTTATTATATACTGGACGGCCCAGTTGCTTGGGTGCGCCCGTAGCCTTCTTCTCTCCTCGACAGATGCTGAAAGATAAATATCCCATATGTTCAGCCCCTCTTCATACGAGAGTCCCTGATGTCCAGCAAGGGCATTGAGCTGTCTATGGAACTCATCACCCTGAACTTTAGGCCCGTCCTGCCAGTACCCGGCATTGTCCAGAACCTTCAAGGCATCGTAGTATTCATCTACTAGCGGATGGTGGTCTCCCTGATCCAGCCACATATTGAACCTGTCCAGAAGGCCGCCAGTCTCTGCCTCTTCCTCATCATCCCATCCCGAAGTCTCGGCTTCCCATGCCTCGTCAAGGGTTAAGCCTTCTCTTTTCATCTTGTAGTCTATGTCTCCTGAGATAGGATCTCTGTAAACCTCCCGTAGCTTTCCGAATTTATATATAGCCCATTCAAGAGACTCTGTACTTCGAGAAGGTTCTACGTTCTGTTCAGCCATGATCTTTAGTACGTTGGGATCAGTGCTGTAAACAGTCTCTATGGCCTCTTTCCTTATTCGATGATCCCTGTTGGCTGCCTTTAGAGCTGCCCTGAAACTACTGGGAGACCATGCTTCCTTGCCTTGGTAACCGGGGTTTGGGTTGCCTTTCTCTCCGGGGTTAACCGTGCCATAAAACTTCTCCGCTATCTTTGCCTCGGCTTCCCTTCTCTGCTTAACTGACTTTCCAATCTCGTATGACATCTTACCGAAGTCATCATAGAAGAACTCAGCACCTTCTGCCTTACGCTCTTCAAGTTCCTTTATCTGTCGTGAGTTGCGAATATCTCTGAACGGTATGGATCCCAGTATCCTGCTGTCCTTGTGTGCCTGTAGCTCCTTCCAAGATCTTAATACCAGTCCCTCGTGATCCGGGTGGTCTCCTTTTCCAAACGTATTCATTACCATCTGGTCTCTCAGGTCGTCATTACCAAGTGACTTCAGATTTAGCCCTGTTGCCTGTAGTAATATGCCGAGGTCAATAGGGCCGAGGATCCCGTGCCCGTCCTGTCCAAGTCTGGATTCCACGGACGGGGTTATCCTCTCTATGTTTGCGCCCTTACCAACAATGTTAATTATCCTGTTCTGAAGATGTGGTAATTCCTTGTCTTTAAGTGCATTTCTGGTAGTTGCGACTGCAAGCTGGCCTGCGCCTATGGGGGCCACGGTGTCATACAGGAACTGCAAGGTTCTCTGTGACAACCCGTACTCGGTTATATCCCGTCCCATCCAGTCTGTGCCCTTCGCTTGGTTCCAGATGGCACGGGGCATAGTGCCCATACGCTGATTGAAGAACTTAAATATAGGTATGCCCCTTTCCCCGTCGGTCATCCTGAATATAAAGTCGAACTGGTTGAGCAGATCAAGTAATGCCAAGTCACCAGACCTTGTAGGAACGGGTATATCGGGTGACAGAAACTTGTCATTGAACTTGTATCCTAATGTGTAATATCCCCCAGTGTTGTAGGGGATGTACCTGTCCTTTGGTATAAGCTCCCCTATGCTTGGATCGATTGTCCATTTGCCGTCCTCGTCCCTCTTGGTAAGGCTCGTTGTTACGAAGTGAATCAGGTTACCAACGAATGCAAAGAACACAAAAGCCCCTGCCCAGTGAGCGGCCCAGAAC